TTTTCATATTTTCAACATCTATATTCCGATCTATGTCATTTCTTGACCGAAAATGACATATATTTTTATCCTCATACAATGTTTGCGCCATTTCTTCTGTGATTTCCCCGACACATTTATACATTTCTATACGTTGAATCTGGGTTTCTCTAAAGGAATATATCAAAATATGTGATATTGCCACATCATCTGGCAAGGACAAACGATAATCCGATATTCCATATGTTGTTACAACCCTCAAAATTTCTTCAATGACATCACAAGAGAGAACAATTCCCGCGCCCGATACAAACGGAAAATAACTATTGTCCACATCTTTCTCTCCACCAATAAAATCTCTTCTAGGAAAATCACAGAGTTTTTCCCACAATTTTGGAATGAAATAAACCGAAGACAAATTTGTGCGTATCATATAATCAAATGTGTAATACTTGTTACATACATACATTCCAATAATAGACTTTAATAAAACCCCAGGAATCAAATTTTCAACGTGTTTGAAAATAATTGTGTTTTCATCTTCGTCCACATAAACGTCGCAATTTTGACTTGGATTATTTTCCAAAAAATAACATTTCGCATATTCACTGTAGTTGTTCATGTATAATTTCCAGCACTCTCTCATTTTTTTATAACACGGTGAACCGTTCGAAGATATAATAAGAAAAATCATAGGATAGTGCCTTTTTTTTGCTTCAGGTTCTTGGGTTGAAAATTGAATGTTCAACCCGTCTAAATTCATCAATATATTATTAGTTATTGTTTTTCGTTTAAGTTGTTTAACGTATCAATTATAAAATAGGTGGTGAAATCGTCTTTAGTTTATCAATTAAATTTCTTATATAAATATAGGACAACTTAAACGTCATGGCAACAAAAAAAAATTTACCAAAAATTAAAGTTATTGAGGATGATGATGAGGAATTAGGTGAAATAGAAGATTTGGGGTATTTTGATGAAAATCAAAATCTGGGGGAACCATCTTTCGTCAATGAGGAAAAAGTAACATTAGATGAGATTCAAGAGAGAAAAACTACAGTTTCTCTACAACTTGGTGACGTCATTCATTTGGAAGACCCATTCGATGATACTCTTCATAATAAAACGTTTTACATTGACTATATAGACAGTCATGTTATTAAATTGATTGATGTAGATGACATGTCGACCGTTCGAGTTAAAATAAAGGATAATGGACAGTTGGGAGAAGGGACTATTACTAAAATTTCTCTCTTATATCGTAATGATGAACCTGGTTACGCTAAACAAAATAATTTGTTGCCAAACACTTGGGTAAATATTCATTTTGGAGGAGAACTTCCCGTTATTATCACAGGAGAAATCACCAATATTGAGGAAGATATGATTGAAATCCGAACCTATCCTGAAAAAGACACCATTTATATCAACTTTGCGTGTCAGGGTGTTCCTGAAGATATGAATATTGATAAAATCGAAATTCGCAAACCACCGACAAGCGCCACTGCGACCAAGAAACCGAAACAGGTTACCATTCAAGTAGAGGGTGAAGAACCAGTTGACTTGGAACAGGAACAAGAACAGGAACAGGAACAAGAACAGGAACAGACAGGGTTGGAAGAAGATTTCGAAGAGAGCGCCGATGAATTTCAAGACGATGAGTTTGAGGGAAATGATGAACGAGAAGGAGAAGAAAGAGTAAGTATAAATGGCGAAGACTTGGAAGATGATGAATCCACCTTTGTAAAACCAAGTTTGGTTGGTATTAAAGGACTACGTGGGATGATTTTAAAAGCCGACGAAGTCGTCACCGGTCGTTATATGGGAAAAATTAAAGAAATGGTTGATGTTGATGTTTCAAAACAACGATTCAATATTACAACACAAACAAACGACTTGTTGGATGAACTTATTTCCAAAATTCCCATTACAGCAAGAACAGAAAATGTGAAAAAAAATATCCATATTATGATTGAGCGATTCAAACAACTTCGTAGTGAATATTCAACATTTGATAGTCATGGAATTGTTACAAGTTCCAAAATTAAAACAGCGAATTGGAAACCTCTCGCAAATGAACTGAATGACTGGAAATCTTCTCTCTACTGGATTATTCCCATTGTAAAAAACATCAAAAAAATATACGACATTTCAGCAAAAGAAGAAACCAATTATCCAGATGTAAATGCGTTGGACTTCAAGGAAAGTCTCTCTAATTTTATAGATGAATTGAAACAATACGACAACATCACCGAACAAAACAAATACATTGAGAGGTTAAATCAAGTTCAAAACTTTTTTACTCCTTTTGACGACATACAAACCAGAACAGATTACGCCGAAGATGTCCTTACGAAAATTAGCGCAACAACCGAGTTGAATGTTATTTTGGATAACTTGTCCGAGTTTCAATCCTCTGTCTTCAAAAATGATGCAATTCAAATCAAAAAATTCGCAGTTCAAAAATATAACACCAGTTTAAGTTATTTACAATCCTTGGACACAACGAGTCGCAGTAAATTTTTGGTGAGAAGAAATGAAGTAACACATGGCGATTCACTCGCATTAACATCAATTTTAACCCTTCCGGAACCCACGATTCGTTTCTCTCATATTCAACTTCCAGGGACTTCCATTTTGGAAAAATCCAACTTGCACTTTCATTTTCTAGATTACTGGCGTCTTTTAAACAAAAAAACTACCGTGAATCCCGTTGTTGTTTCCATGAGTGACATAAATAAAGGAACAAATGTAACATTCAACGAAGAAAATTACGTAAATGATATCAAGAACTATACCTTAAATCTGGATACTGATGAAATGGAAGAAGGAAATGAAACAACTGAGAGAAAAAGTATTCGAAAAATGTCAAAACCCGAAATTTACAAGGCATTTACACAATCCATTGTACCTCAAACAAAAGTGTTATTCAATTTAATGAAAAAATATATACATGGAAAATTATCCATTGTCAACGTGGTGAGTTATTTGGAACCATTTTGTATTTACACCAAAGATTTAACTTACATGCAATACAAAACAATACAAACATTTATTTTTGAAAGCATTCGCAATTTCAATAAAAATTATGTTGAAAATAGTAAGTTATTTAAAACTTTCATTAAAAACAACCAGAATTTTTCATTGAAAAATTCGCAAAGCAACTCTATTATTACAACATTATTACCCACTTATAAAACGGAAATAGAAGACGGTTATGATTACCATTCTCCATTCAATTCAACGACGCATCGTCGCACTCAAGATGACGGAATTGGGTCTTACTATCTTACAAATGGAGAACTTCTCACATGGTTCACACAAATCGATTATTGTAATCTTTTGAATTCGGCTTTATCCCTCGAAAATGTGAAACTTATGTTCCCCAAAGACTTGATGAAAATATTGGAAGACGAAAAATCGGTTTTGGGTATCGCTGTAAAAGACGCTGAAAAGGCGAATAAATGTATCACCTATGTTCTCGCAAAACAATATCATAGTGTCGACGAATTAAACGCGGATAATGGAAAACCAATTTATTATGATAAAAAGTATGACACAACTGACTATTCCATCTTGAATAAATATGAAGGAGACCGCTATAAAATGCAACCCGATGACTTTTTACCGTATTTTATTGAAAAATTAGTAGCCAACCATAATTTCTCTCAAGATGACGCAGAAAAAGAGGCGGAAACTTTGTTATCTGGTTTCAAACTCGTTCAAGACGGGGACTTAGCCAAAGTTTATGACGAACAAACAACAAATACTACATTTTATAAACGAGAGAAAAATAGATGGACAAAAGAAGATGGTATTACTGATGATATGGTCATTGATGACCCTAGTACATTATGTAATTTTCAAAAAGACTGTATTGATGTTGAAAAAAAATATGGTTCAGTTTGTGAATCCTATGACTTGAATAAAAAGGAAATCAAGGAAAATGTGCTCAAGGATATTGTGAAAAATTTTGATAAGAAATTTCAATATTCTAAAGATGAACTCGAGTACATTATTCATCAACAATTTGATTACTCGTTCAAGATAATTGCCAAGTTACGTGATTTGAAACAATACGATGTTATGAAATATAATAATGAACAATATAACTTGGGTGTGAAACATGGACTTGACGCATTAAATGACGCCGAACAGAAAGATGTTATAGTTTCCCCGTATCTTCCATTGAGAGACTTGATTCTTGGAACATCCGACTTTGTGAAAAAACAGCGAAACATTGTTCGGTTTGCCAAAATGTTTACGAGAGAAGCGTTACCCGAAGAATCGTCTTATTGGCGTTATTGTGTGTTAACAAATACACAACTTCTTCCCACTTTTTTCTATACACTCGCAGTATGTTTTATTGAAACACCCAATCAGTATTTACGAACCATGAATACAATCATGAAAGAAAGCGGAAAGTTGAGTGATGACGGAGACCGATGGGTAGACGAACATACGGGTCGAACCATTTGTATGATTGACTTTGCAGTAGATGAAGGGTATGAAGGTGGTTTCAAGATTGTTTCTCGTGACTTATTAGAAGAAGATTTGGGAGATTCCATATTGAACAAGGACAAAAAACCAATTGTGTTTGAAACTGCGCAAACCAAAAAAATATCAAACATCATTACCACTCTTTCTGGTTTTATGGGTTTAAAAATAGAAGAACAACGGGAGTTTATTATTCGACTTGTAAATGATGTGTTGGTGGTGGCGTTGCCAAACAAACAAGATTATGAAAAACGCGCTGCTGCTGAAGAAGCGAAGAAACCCAAAGGCGCCCCTTCCAGACCCAACTACGAAGGTTTTGAAAATATGACAGTTCTTTATTTAACCTTGGGTGCGTTCTTGATTGCTGTTCAAGTGAGTGTGCCTTCTATAAAAACGAAAAAAACATTTCCCGGATGTGTTCGTTCTTTCAGTGGTTACCCATTTGAAGGAGAAGGTGACTCCTCCGGTCTAGACTACCTCGTTTGTGTGGTTGGCAAAATAAGTCGTTCCACAGAACCATGGAATTCAATCGCCAAAGTAAAGGGCGAGGTTATATCCAAAAACCTTCGTAGTTTTATTAACAAGTATTACTGTGACCCAAAGAGTCCCACCTACAACACAGTTAAACAAAAATTCCAGGAAAAAACATCGTATCTTTTAGCCAACCCAAATATTGGAAGTATACCAGAAGAACATGGATTATTGAAACGATGGCCTCATTTTTTACCACCACTCCATGTCTTTAAAATTAAAAGTTCAGAATTGAATCAAGTTACAGAAGGTTTCATAACTTCACTGAAACATGATGTTACTAGCGGAAGTCGAAACCAACAAGAAAAAATTTTGGTTCTTCAATCCAAAGTCATTTTTTTCTCTCTTGAAATACAAACCAAAATCCAAAAAATTATTCAAAAAAAACAACTATTACTAACCAACGGACTCAATGAACCCTTTTTAGAAAATGCGTGTTGTAACGAAAACGAAAAAGTAGCAACAACACTTCAATATTTTGAAAAAGATGACCCTGAAATTCGCGATATCAATAGTCGAGTTACTTACTTATCTAAATTAATATATAACATCGCAAATATTGCACGAGCACCTTATCTTTTCTCTCGTGAAAATACCAAAAACGTATATCCTTCTAGTAGTAACGAATTTAGTAAAAAAACTATATTTCGTGCGTTTATTACGTTTTGTAAATTAAACACTTCCACGCCACTCGACCCAAATCTTCAAGCTATATGCGCCGAAAAAACGAAAAAAAATAGCGTCGATAAAGACGATTTAGAATCGATAGATGATGGAATGGAAAAACCATTGTCATGTAGTTTTGTGGAACCAGTTAAAAAGGGGGTGGGCGCCGAACCAATGCAAGACGTTATTCAACGTCTAGAACGAGATGGTGTAAAATACAGTGACGCGGATTTTGAAAGACTCATGAATGTAGTGAATAAACGGAATCAAGTGTATGTGAACATGGAACGACCTTTTGCGGATGTTGCTTTACAAATGCGAATGGTTATTCAAGACGTGATTGATGAAAAGAAACCCGTTGATTTATTTAGACTTTTCAAACATATTGAAAGTGTTTTAGATGCGGGTGTTGTAGACATAGCGTCGACGGAAGATATTCGCGAAGTTCGAGACTTGAAAAACTATTTATACGACCAAAATGATAAAATGAAGAAAGAAATCACATCCTTTCTTGAAGTAAATAGCGATATTTCGAAAAAACAAATGAAACTGGTAAAAGAATTTGTCGTTGGAATTAATACGTGGACGAATAAAACAAGCGACGAATTACCGTTTATTTCTGATGACATCACGTATTCTAACATTCAGTTTTTGAAAAACACAATCGGTGATATTTTAAATGTGTTCCCAACTATGTTATTGAATAATCTTAAACACGACGATATTCACATTGGAAGTTACTTGGGATTATCTCCTTCACATCAAATGAAATTGGTTCGAATTATTCAAGACTATTATGAAAAACTGAACCCATTTTATGAAAATCCCATTATCCGAAATGTGGTTCAAGAAATAAAGTTGAGTAGTCCCGAATTCATATCGTTTGCCAAAAACATTACATATTTTACAGAAATTCAATATAAAGACCTGCGTCTTCCCTTTTTATTTGATAAAACATTGTCGGGGTTGTTGATGGAATATAGTTTTTTATACTCCTGTATGATGTATGTGAATTTATCCAAAAACGAACGCATGTTGAATGGAAACAAATTCGGTGATGGTGATGATTTAGGAGAACTTGAAGAGATTGGAAACGCACTGGATTTGAAAAGAAAAGTTGCCAATATGTTGGTTGCTTTTTTACAAATTGAGATGGACAATAAGAGTCGCGTAGACATTTCTTATGAAGAAATTATGAATAATGTGTTTAAAATTAAAGAGCGAGAGAAAAACCGAATTACAGATCGGTTAAAATCACTCACGGATGAAGAAAGAGAAATTGATAATGTTTTGAAATCAAATAAATTAGGAGAATGGGGAAAAGGATTAAGGAAAGGGTTGACAACTTATGTGGCTGAAGATTATGATGTTGAAATGGAAGAGATGGAAAAGGTTGCTGAAATGGAAAACCGTTTCAGGAGAACAAAGGGTCTTTACGGAGACGAAAACATGGAACCTTTAGACTTGGATGATTTTCAAGAACAGGTTATGCGCGACGAAGATATTGAACGAGATGAATATGATATTGGTGCAATGGATCAGGACTATTATGATGGTCGTTTTGGTGATTATGCGGATGTGGAAGGAGAAGTGGATAATTTTTACGACGATTCATAGATTTTTTTATTGCGTTATAGTATAATTAAGAATGGTGAACCAAAAACGTAAAACTCCTAAAAATAGAACTTCCAAGGCTACAAGAGGAACTCCTTCTTCTAGTCTTACTAAACAAGCATCTCTTGCGCTAAGTGAAAGTGCAAGCGCATCTCGTAGTGCAACGGCTGCCAGAAGTGCGGCTGCTACTGCTTCACGTACCAAGTCGGCAGCGTCTGCCAAAAGTGCTTCGGAGCACGCTGCTCGCGCCCAAGCTGCCGCAGCAAACGCAGCCAAAGCAGCAGCAGCTGCGGCTTCTAAAGCAGCAAGTGCAGGTGCTTCCAGTCACGCTAGCGCTGCCGCACAGGCTTCTCGTGCGGCGCAGGCAGCAAAAAGTGCAAGCGTTGCTGCTGCTTTAGCTTCTCACGCTGCCGCATCTGCCAGTCATACTGCTAGTTCTGGCGTTGCTTACTATGGTGGCAGTCCGTTACCTTCTTCTGCGGCGTCGGCTGCTTCTCAAGCGGCTTCTTTAACAGGGGGATACCGTGGCGGAAGTTATTGGTAGCAGGGAACCCAGGACCGCGTAGCTGCCCCCATTGCGCTTCGCGCAATAAGGTTGAGGTCGCAAAGCGACCTCCGACCCTGCGACCCCTCCTTCTAAAAAAAGTTATAAATCTCCTTCTAAAAACTTCGTGTAAATAATAATATAAACCTGTTTTTTATATTATTATATTATTACAATGAGTAGAACATTTATAAAAAAAAATCCAACACTTGTTAGTATCATTTTATTTTTAAGCGTATTTTCATTAATTCAATTCGCAAAACCCGATTTTTTATACAACCGTGATGGAAGTGTTCGTACCTTTGGTATTGGATACAAAAACAAAACGATTCTACCAGTATGGCTTTTGTCCATCATTTTAGGAATACTTTCTTATTTATTTGTTATGTATTATTTGTCGAATATACCTCTATGGTAAGGGGAACCTAGGACTGCGTAGCGCTGGTTACACAACCCCTTTGACTGCTACCGCAATCCTGTTAACCTAGTATTTATTTAATTTTTAAGTCTCACTCGAAAAATCGTTATGATATTTCAAACTTTATTCTAAAATTCTTTTAATTCTCTAAAAATAAAATTTTTGGGATACTGGTGGATGTTGCTGGTAACAAGTTCTACTGTGTCTGATAATAAATCGTGTTTTGAAGTTTCGCTTGTTGTTGATTCTGTATTTCTTCTTCCTTCAAAAATGCTTGATGACTCGCTTCCATTGCGCCGGGGTCTTTCACACAACCACGTGTTGTTAGATTATATTGTATAACCGATATCAATAACACTGCCGTATAAACATACCATAACGCTTCTCCAATATTATCTCTCCTTACAACTAAATTCAAGAGTTTGGTTTTCAACTCCGTGGACTGTTCACCACTTGTTTGATATTCGGGTTTCATTAGGGGTTTCAACAACGACCAATATTCTTCGAAGTTTGATGGAACAATTTGATTGATTAACACCGACATATTTCCACATAATTTTAGGATTGCTTCAGCGGCCTTGGATAGTTCTTGTTTTTTCTCTGGCGTTGTATTCGTCTCTCCATCAATCGCACTTTTTGTTTCTTGATTTACAAGAAGAGTTGTTAATACATTATTGGCTTCTCCTGCCACAACAAAATACCCAATCACATTTGAAAATGCGGATTTGAACCCTGGAAAAGCAATAAGAACCAACATCAATGAACCGAAAATAAGAACCCACGGAATAAAAGTCATTACTGCTGCGGCTCCTACATTTTGAGAAACACTCCCACCACATTTATTCACAATTACTCCCGAGTTTACGGCGAACTGAACAACTACTACAAGAAGAAAATAGATTATCATCGGAACATATCCGTTTTTTGTGAAATTTGCGTAAGATTGGTCTGTTGAGACGTCATTTATTTGTGGCGACGGTTTGAATATGTAATATACAATTGTTAATATTGAAAATAATAATAATGATAGATATGTGCTTTCCATTATATTATAATATGAAAACATAAATAAAAATAGCAGGGAACACAACTGGTTCATCTTGCGTAAATTTTTTATATGAATACTAGTAGTAGTCACTCATGTCAGATAGACCAACTTTAATTGAACCTGGTGTGAAAAGTTTCTTAAATGAAACGTTGAAACAATGCCACCAATTTAAACTGAAATATTATAATCAACTTTTTAATTTTGCTTTGTTTTTTGCGTTTGTATTTGTTCTCTCGTGTGTTTTATTGTATAAATACAAGGGGAAGTTAACTCCGTCGGAAAAATATAAAAAAGAAAAACAAAAACAACAATATATTTTATCCAAAATCAAAAATTATCAGGATGCGAAGAAAATCGCACGACAAGAATTGATTACAGGACTTCCACAATGGGAAAAAACCTTTTAGCAAATTATATCTGCTAATTTTATTCTAGGGGGAACCCCCGGTTCCCCCTTGCCCCCTCCCCGC